GTGTTGGAAATTCAGATCTTACACCAATTCTAAATCTTGCAATTTCAGATGTACGATATTCAGATTTAATGTTTTTAAAATACGGAATAATTAATTCATCAGATATTTCAGATAAACTACCCGTTGTATGATCATCCCATGCTACCTCTAATTTTGGAACAAATATTGTATGAGACTCTCTACCAAAGAATTTAATAGAACCAGCTAAATCACCAGAAATTTCATCCGTTTCCGAACGTTTAATAATGAAACCATTATTATCAATATCTTCATCTACCCAATGTTTAACAATATCTGTAACATTCATTCGAATATCCGGAATTTGATTTTGAAATGATTGAGATGATTCATAAGTAGAACCAGTTATCCATGCACCGCCACCAAGCTGTCGAGTTACTCCTGATGAATTTCCTTTACTATGAGCAGATCCACTATTCCAATATGTTGCTAAATCTTTTGAATCTCTAAAATACCATGACGCGCCTATAGAACTTTGTGGTATATCATGTGCATATCCTTGACCATTATTCCATGATTCTGATACTGGAAATGCTTTTAATGTATATTGTTGTAACAGATCAGTTGCATCTGATGATCTTAATGTTAAAAATACCGATGCCGATGGGTATAAGTTTCCAATTGGAGGTATAGTACCATCAGTAATCGCATTTTTTAATACAGTTAATTCAGAACCAAAGTCTAATAGTATTCTAGTATTAAATGTTTCTCCACGTATTATACCTTCTACACGTGAACCAGATACATTTTTTGTTAATTCTAATATCTGATCAATACCAGAATTTAATTCTGGAAATCTTTCATATAATGTTGTATCTCTTTCTGCATAAAATATTCTATACATTTATTTCCTTATGGTTTTACAATTCGTGCTTTAATATCATTATCCGGATATTTAATTTCAAATATACTAGGATCTAATGACGGATATAAAATATTATTTTTAATAGCCGCATCTACAGCGTATTTATTATTAGAATAAGTACCACCCGATTTACAATAAAACTTAAAGTTAATTATACTTTGTACACCTTCCACTAAATCTAAAGCATTAACTAAAGATGATATATTGATAGGACCATTTATTTGCATTTTATCATTTGACATTATATCTTTTAACTTTGCAATTGCTCTTATTAAAACTTCATTACTATTAAAATTTGGCCTAGGTATAATATCAAAATCTACTCCTAAATTAATTATAAACGCTGATTTTATGTTAATAGCATCTGTTAACATACGATACTGAGATATATAAGTTCTTATATTCTCTTTAAGAGCTTGGTTACATTCTGTAAATTGTTCATTTTCATCATATGCTAATAAATACATGTTTAATGCGTACGGATTATCAATGGTATCGCGAGGATATACCATATCAGATGTATTAATTTGAGTATCTCCTATAATATAAGCCTTTGCAACAGATCCAAATTTTGATGGCATGGCATATACACGAGCAATGTAATCTTCACGAGTAATTGCTCTATTCTGTGCTGCAAACGTGGCCATGGCATTTTGTCGTATACTTTCAATGTCTTGCTTAGCTCTACCTCCAAGTGCTGGTTCTGAATTTGTAACAGCTACAGATGCTTTAGAATCTGTTAAATCAACTCCTGTAACTTCGTTAAGATATGTAACATTTCCAACAGTAGCTATAGTATTTACTCCTACATTTTCTGTTACAGATCCACCTACAGTATATCGTATTGTTAAATCTGTATTAGAAGGAGCTAAACCATAAGTACTAGTATATAAAAAGTTTGAAGGATCAATTGTATCTGTAGTTGTACGCCTTAAATATTCTAATCCTAAACCTACGTTTTTAGGATTCGGAATAATTTCTTCATCAGCATCAGATGATATACCCGAACCAAATTGTATTTCTAATCGATTATCATCACGTAATCTAGTAACAAATCGTCTAGGTGTTTTACGTAATTTTAATATATAAGGTACGGTAGATCGATATATGGAAAGTTCTGGATCATTATATGCTATATTTGCTATATCTTCAAAGACAGTATCTTGCGCTAAATAATCAACTTCATTCCATGTATTATCTGCACTATCTTTAACACTTATTACGTTAATAATATTTGTTTCTGGTAACACTATTTTATCATATGGTTTTGGATCATTAAATGTAAATGTTAATTCTTTTATTTCACCAGATTCTACAGTAACTTCTTTCTTAAGTAAATAACGAGCAACTTCTCCGCCACCGTCAATTTCATATACAGAGATATCTGGATCATCATTAAATTCCACCGGTTCTAATGTTCTAAACTTGATTCCGGAGTCGCTTAACACTTCCATGTTTGATGCAATAGATAATGCATATTCCATATCTGGAGCAGCATTTTCTCCACTACCAGAGGCAATAACTAATTGAAAAACATCTAATTTACATCGCGCTGGCGAATTTAATTTTGGTTTGAATCCAAATAATTGTGACAATGCTAATATATTAGACGATTCATCAGCCGAATTTAATAAACTTTCACGAAATGATGTATCAGCATAATACGATAAAACATCGCCTACATATGATGCCATTTCTACAAACATCATTCCCGGAGATGATTCATTAAAATCTTGATATGTATCTGGAAAGTAATTTTTTGCAAAGTTTATTAAATTTTGTCTAAACTGGGCAAAATCTTTGTTTAAATATTTAACATCTTTTTTAATTAAATTGCTCATAGCTGCCTCTTACTTACAATAATCCATCTGTTGATATAGGTTGTAATTCTAAATCCGGTGTTGCATCACTTACCACTAATGAATTTTCGGATGCCAATACGTTAATTACTAAATTTGCACCTATACTAGTTATTGTAAAATGTATTAATATTGTAATAGTATGCATATCTTCACTTGACGTGATATCAATACCATTTATGATAATATATGGTAACCAATATTCAATATCTTCTGTTAATGTTTTCTGCAATGATGTTCTTAAATCTAATGTATTATTTTCAAATAACTTATCAAAAATATCAGTACCAAATAAAGGTTCCATTACTCGTTCACCTTTACGAGTCAATAACAAATTTTTTAAGTTTGATATAACCTGTTCTTCAGTAGAAAATGATTGACCAAATAATTGTTTTCCGGAACTACTTCCAGATGCATAATTTAAATTTGGATCAGCTGATCGCGCATTTGCAGAATTATTAAATGGTAATAATATACCAATTGCTTTATCTGGAGTTTCATTAATAGGTTGATATCGATAAACTGGTCTTGACATTATTTACCTTTCTTTTTATCAATCGCTTTCATTAGTGCTGAATAATCTTTTGTCATTGCATTAACTGTGGTAGCCACTTTTTTATTATTCATATTAACTGATTCTCCATTAATACCTGTCATGGGAACAACTGAAGGAGAAGTTTCCATTCCAAAAGCTTGTGCCATTTCTGATTTGAAATTCATTGTATTCCAATCTGTCATTTCTGCAGAGACTGGAGCGGCTGCTGTTTCATTTAATAAATCATTTAACATTGAATTTTTTGTGAATTGTTTTTTAGGACGGGTATTTGCCATTTCATTCATTTGCAATCCATGTGATATAACTTGTTTATGATTTGTCGCGTTTTCTGTTAATACATCTCGTACAGCTGTCTGTACTTCTTCACGAATAATCTTACGTAATAATTTTGTAAATGATTTTGAACTCATAGTATTATCCTTTTTAATAAATATGGTTACACTATATTATTGGCGCATATTTGCGAAGTCTTCGCGTATTGATCGAAGTTGAGATTCGATATCTAATGATTCATTTGTATTAGCTACAGTCGATCGAACATTTGATGCCACATACTGTCCATTATTTGTCGGAGGACTAGTCTGCAAACCGGTTTCCGGAGAAATATGAGTTTCCAATGCATTTTCCTGTGCCACAGTTCCTATTTCCGCATGACCTGCTTGTATATTCAGGTTTTGTTTTATCACTTCATCTAAAAATGCTAACATCAATGTAAAAAATTCATCCATATCAGTTTGCCAAGCCGGTGTCGCAATTTTAACATCTTTTTTAGCAACTAATACAATTTCTTCTGTGCGCGCATTAAAAATTAAACGATTTGAACCTATAATAACTTGAGATTTATCATACGAACTAACAGGCTTTACTTCTTTTCCTACTTTTGGTTGTGCCAACGTTAGATTACTTATTTTATGTGATTTTGATAAATAAATAAATGCCGCATCCTTATCCGGATTTTCAATAGTAAAATATCCTTCCTGTTCGGTA